CTTCCCTATTAAAGATACCCCTCTCTCCTGACCCACTTTCTACTAGGGCCAACCATTCACGCATAAAGCCCTTCATGTCAGGCTTCTCTGAGTACGACACTGAGTTATTAGCTAACGCCCTTTGTGGATCATTCAGATACCAAGCACCTGACTTAGCGTGACGCATTTTATCATCACTTAGATTAGATAAGGATATCATAGCGGAACGGCGTACACCGCCTACAACCACTACCTCACCTATCTTACACATAATGTCGTGTGCTTCAATCGAAGACAACTTTCTACCAGACGCATTCTTAAAGGTAGTAACTACGAAGTTAAATAAATCCACCAAAGGTGCTGGCCCAGAAGCCCTTCCACCAAAAGTTTTCAATCTAGCACCTGCAGGTCTAACCTTAGAGACATCCCATTGAGGGATTTCGCCAGCCCATAGGAGAGCCAAAACTTGTCTAAGACCCTTAGCCCACCCAGCCTTACTATCCGCAATGCTGACAACAGTGTCAGAGTAGAAAAGGTTACTAGGAATGTCGGGGAGCTTACTGACGTACTGCCTCTCGACGGAGAATCCGACTCCAGTTCCGTTGAGCAAAATGTACATTGCTTCATCGAAGGCTATCGGACGATCTACGGCTAGATAGCTGCAATTATACATGCTCGTATTGTCTTTTTGACTCGCTGGACCTGCAGTCATTAAGGAACGCATACTAGGCATAACGGCTAAGTTGAGAATAGCTTCCTCAATTTCAGAGGCTGTATCTGCGTCTACAAAGTGCAAGACAACATTGTTCATATATCTAGTCACTGTCTCAGACCAAGTTTCTCTTCGCCCCTCATCCTCTAACCACCGCGCATAGCGTGAGGTAGCAATAAAGGTCTGATAGTCGGAAGGTAAGTAATTACTTTTCATATTAAATCTTTCAAATCAGGTTTTTTATAATTCGGACCCTTCAAGACTTTTCCTTGGGGGTTTTTAAGAGGCTTTCTATCTAAGCCTAGCTTACTCATGTTACTTAGGTGAACCCTGCGTACTGCTCTGTCTAAATCCCAGCCATAGGTAGCGGCATAGCCATAAACAACATATACAATGTCAGCCAATTCTTTGAGCATAGCCTCTGGATTGTTGGCGGCGGTACTCTCGTCAAATGCTTCACCATATTCCTCTTGGATGAACTTCCAACGCAATGTCTCAAGCCTCTGAGATATATGCCAAGACTGATCTAGGGGCTGATCCATGCACTTAGCAAATTCGCGCACCATTTCTAAAGGAGTGAAGGGTTTATGATCCCAATCTTTAGGCATGTCATGTAGACCAACTTGGTTTGGTATTTCACTTTGCATCAGCCGACTCCACTTCCTTGATTAGGCGGTCCAAATACCAACGGCATTTTCTGAGGTCTTCCACCCCATTTTTGTAGGGCCACCGCCAGAGATATTTGAAGATATTTTGCCAGCAATATGATTGATGAGATGGCAGGGTTATACTGTCAGACATAGCCTTCATAGCGTCGATGCACTCTATTGTCTGATTGTAGTGAGGTGGGCTGTTGACCATGTCGCGGTCAATTGAAGCCATGCGCTCTGCAGCGTCAAACTCTCTGACCATTAGTGCAACTTCTTCTTTAGCTGGACAACTTTATTATTTTTGATGGCTTCCAAAAGCTCTGGCGCAGCTTCAAAGTCTATACCTTCGTCATCGTCTTCATATTCAGCTAATTGGCGAAGAAGCATACCAGTAAACGCCATGTTTTCTAGGCCATGATTAAGTTGGGCTACTAGTCCATTTAAGGCATCTAGGTAGAAGGTTCGCTCTTCTTCTGGCATGTCNTCTGCNAAGTTATGCATAACGCCAATGTCCATAGTATCTTCGTTCAACACTATCTGGATTGTCATGCTGTTTTCTGGACTTTTTTGTTTATTCATATGGTTACTTTCTCTTAGTTAATTTAAAAAAATGTTCTGCATCGACAACAGCGAGTGGCTTCTGTCGATCTGCTTTGATTATTGCTAGTGGAGTTGCCCCCTTGGGGCAGTTCTCTGAGGCTTGATCCATCACCTTGTAGATGGCATTCTTGGCGTTTGACTTACACTCAACTGAGTAGGGAAATAGCTTTCTAGCTGCAGGGGAGAATAATATATCTTCCCCATTAGCTCCCATAGATGTTGAGCGTATGTCTCCGTCTTTTAGCTGCTTAAATGAGGAGTAGAGCTTATCCCTCACCCACTGTTGTAGCTTACGTCCCTTAGCCTTTGCTGACTGAGGTGTTATAGCCACTTAGGTAACTCAAGGATTGAGTAGTCACCCCAGCTTGTACCAAAATCTTCCTGTTCATTTGCGTTAGCTATTATAGCTAATGTTTTGTGCATTCTCTCTGTGGCAGAAGCCATTAGCTCAGGCCCAATCACATGCATATGACTAACATATGGGGCAGCTTTCTCGCAAGCTATGAATGCAAACTCATTTACGTCAATTTTAGCCATTTGGCAGGTATATAAATAGAAAGCCCCCTGTATATCATACCCATACTTCTGACATTCTCTCGAAAATCCTGATGGAGATGGACTTGCATCTACTGTAGTTTTTACATCATAAACTGACTTTTCAGACGTAATCATGCAATCTGGACGAGTTTTTAACTTTAATCCTGTCCTCTCACATTCTGTGAAGATTGAAACCTCATTCTGACGATCAGGATGCTGTAGAACAGCCCTACAAGTAGGATTATCCAGCGCACCTTTAGCTATTCTGTTAGATACATGATATTCTACCTCAGTAAGAAGTATTTGATCTTCTTGAAGTCCCTCTTCCATCTCAGTAAAAGCCTTAGAACGTCTTGTCTTTGGACCCTTGATTACTAAGTCACGCTCAACCTCTAGTAAGTGTGCATGAACTGCAGAGCCAACGGCAAATGCTGCAGAATTAGTGCGCTTCTCACCCTTCCAGTGAGCTAGCGACTTCTTGTAGACAGTTTTAACAGCGGTAGAGGATATACCAGCTTGCGCGTGGTATACCTCATTACTCATACCTGTAACTAAACCCATCAGGCGAAGTCATGTTCTAAGGTATTAACCTGATCCATAATTTCATCTTGATAGGCTTCGTCGGCTGCTTGCATTGACGCACTCTTATAAGCCTCATCAATGCGCTTATTCTCATTAGCCACTAACCCAAACGTATGCTTGATAGTGTCACTAACCATCTGATCCACCTCTAGAAGGTTACCAAACTGTGGAGTGAAGCGCATGACGTAGTATACTGCACCCTTATCATTCTTAATCTTATCAGCCTTTAGAATACTCTCAAAATCCCAAAGATTTGATACATCTTTAGGCATACGATTGGTTACGTCATGGTAAAACGGCCCATAATTCTTACGCTTTAAGCTGAGAACACAAGGCTCATTTTCAATGGTAACTTCTTCACCCTTAGCAGTAGTGCCAGTGTAGCTGACCACCCCTCGAATAATACGATACCTGTCACGGCCTATATACTCTTCACGCTCTTTAGGGGATAACGCCATAGACTGTTCGTATGTGGGCATCCCACACATTTCACCACCTAGTTGATCCCTAGCCTGAGCCTTCTGATTTATTACTAAGAGTGACTTGTTAAGCAGCTTACCATCATCCCAATGTTGATACTGAATGTGGTTAGTAAATGCGCGAAAGCGTACACCTTCCTTTGCATATACTCTAGGATTTTGGTTATTCAGAAAGAATGCCCCAAGAGGTATCTGATCCCCATTTGCATCCTCTCCAAAGGAGTTAATCTTCAAAGCTCCTATGCTTGGAGAACGCTCCTTGTTAGTATTTGCTGCGCCTAGTGCCGCTGCCATTTCTTCGATTGTTAAGCCATCTTCTTTTAGTGCTAAATCAGACATTGATTTTCCTTATTGGTTAGGGGTACATCTTAACACTTAGTAGACGGTAAGGTCAAGCATATTCTTCCTGTTCTAACCAGTTTTTTCCATGAGAAATTTCAACATCAAGAGGAACTACGAGTTTGTAACCAAAGAGTTTTTCTGACTCTTCACCTACTTTAGTCGTAGCTTCCGTAAGTAGCTTCTTAACTATGTCAATTTCACTTGGGTGAGTGTCTGAAACCACTGAATCATGCACAGTTAGGATCAATTTTGACTTTAACTTATGCTCTCTGAACAGGCGTAATGCTCTGATGCATGATAGCTGCACTAGATCGGCTGAGAAGCCCTGTACAGGGTAGTTAAGTATCTGAGTAGAGTTAGTTACCCTATTATTTCGGGTTCTGATGACATTAGGCCAGAAGTACTGCCTACCTGATGGGGTCTGGACTATCCCATTTTTTAAGGTTCCTGTCATCAGAGACTGATGCCAAGCGGCTACACCCTCATATATTTCACCAAACCTTACGAAGTAAGCCTTCTCATGTGGAAGCATCCCATTTCCAGTACCCCCAAAAAGGGGTAGAAACGTATTAGGTTTCCCAAAGGTTTGACGCTCTTCCTTAGTCACCTCACTTGGGTCTTTCTGTAAGATGATAGAGGCAGTCTGCTTATGGATATCCTTACCCTCTAGAATGTCTGCCAAACCTTGACTGTCTCTGGACAACTCAATTGCCGCACGAAATTCTAATTGGGAGTAGTCAATTTCCAATATTTCTCCGTTTTCAAACCGACTGACTATACAGGCGCGAACTGGAAATCCTCTCTTGGGCTGGTTCTGCAGATTTGGAGACATGCCGCCGCCAGACGAAAGCCTACCAGTGGCTGCTATACACTGATTGAAATTTGGGTGAAGGAACCCAGATGCTCTAGTACCTCTTTCAATGCCAGCAACAAAGCTATCTAGGTAAGTAGATATTGCATTTAGTCGGCTACTCTTCGTCAGAAACTCAACTGCAATATCATTATTCTTAGCCTTAGCCTGTTTGATTAGCTTATGAAGAGTTACCTTATCTGTCTTGAAGCCATTTATCGAAGCGTCCATTGGNCCAGANGGAACCATCTTCAAGCCAGCGGTCTGTCCAGTAGGCTGATATAAAGCNCCCAGACCTATGCAAGATGGACACCTACTCCTATTCTTNTATGCCTCACCTTGTACCCTGTACTTCTTCTTGTTTTTGGTTTTAGTCTTGACCTTATACTTCTGAATACTTCCCACACCCTGACAATCAGGGCAGCATATGGCTGTAGTCTTCTCGACTATGCGCGTACATGCGCGAACAGCATCCGAAAATTGGTTGGGAGACATTCGAGGT